TAGAATCATTCGACATCACTTTGGTCAAGACAGCCGTAGATTTAAACGAATGGGCTATATGGGTATGGCCAAGTATCTAGTTAAAAACTTTGTCAATCGCAACAACAAAGCCTACTGGGACAAGTTAGACAACAGTAGATACTGGAGTTAGAATTAGGTGGTATAGTTCACTCCAATTCTTAACTACAGGATAATTGCATTTGTGATGCATATTATGTCCGTGTTCGATAAGGATTGAACGCAGTCCTAGACGTTGCCCGACATCTGCATTTGCAGGCTTGTCTTCAATCCACCACATACCACTATCTTTATACGGAGCCAATGCATCGTCTTTGTCTGCTCCTGTATCCAGACAGATAACCGTTTCAATGGCATTGCCAAAGATCTTGCGCAGATTCATTTCACGCAGTTTACCTGCGTTCTTGTCTAGACTTAGGCTTGTGATAACACGGAATTCGTAACCGTGTTCTTCGTGCAGTCTTTTAACATAGTGGGCACTATCACGAAGCGCAGGAAGGAATCCAATAGCTGCTGACTCGTTGAAAGTCTTGACAACTTTCTTAGAGTCTTTTTCTTCTAGCTCATTGTAGTGATGATGCAGATAATAGCTTTTCTTATTATCCGCTGTTAGTGTGTAACCGCGTTCTTGCATCCAAACTGAGAATGCCCATTCCCAATCTAGTAGAACACCGTCTGCGTCTGTGAGTATCAATTTGTTTTTCATAGTTGTATTATATACTCAGTTAACAGATTTGTCAATGGCCTAAATACTTACTATGGATATTATATTAATGACCCTAGTGATGGTACAAATCACTATAGCCTGTGTCACCCTGTATTTGCACAGAAGCCAAACACATCGAGCTGTACAATTTCACCCTGCTGTTAACCACATTATGCGAGCCTGGCTTTGGCTGACCACAGGTATGGTTACTCGTCAATGGGTAGCAATACATCGTAAACATCATCAACGCTCAGACCAAGAAGGCGATCCGCATAGTCCACAGATCTACGGCATTTGGCGTGTGTTGTTTGGAGGAGCATTCCTCTATCATTCAACCAGTAAAGACACAGCTATGATTGATTCTCTAAGCAAAGATTGTCCTGATGATTGGATTGAACGTAATTTGTACACTCCTCACAGTCGCTTCGGTATTCTTCTAATGCTGGTTATAGACCTTTTGCTGTTTGGACCGTGGGGACTTGTAGTGTGGGGTATTCAAATGATTTGGATTCCTTTATGGGCCGCTGGAGTAGTCAATGGCATCGGGCACTGGTGGGGATATCGAAACACAGATACCAAAGACACCAGCCGTAATATCATTCCGTGGGCGGTGTGGATTGGCGGCGAAGAACTACACAACAATCATCACAGTGATGGCGCCAATGCCAAGTTCAGTCAGAAATGGTATGAGTTTGATCTAGGTTGGATGTACATCTGCATCCTGCGTTTCTTTAAATTAGCCACAGTTAGATAAAGAAAAAGCTACCCGAAGGTAGCTTTTCTTTTACCACTATATAATGCTCTACGAGCGTATATTATTTCTTCACGCCGCTATTAACAAATGAATACATTTTTTCGGCGGTTTCTAGTACTTTGTCTAGACCTGGAAATGATGGCATCTCTACAGTACTAACGATCTGACCAGTCTTCTCATCGCGAGTAGCAGTCATTTCCCAGCCTTGGAATTTGGCATGGAAGTCGTCTTGTACTAGGCTCTTGGCCATACCCAAGATGTCTGTACGGATTTCGTAGCCGTTCTTGTTGAATTTAACTTCTGGTAGCTTTGGTGTTTCAAATGCGTTTGACATATTAATCTCCTGTGTGTTAATGTCTGTTTACATAGATACTTGTTTTTCTCTATGTACTATTATATATGCTCTGTGACTGAAAAGCAACTTATTTCTTGAACTTGTTTACTCGTTCTTTAATAAGGCCAACCACTACGTCACTGAGCACAACCTCATAGTGGTTATAATCTACTTCTACTAGTTCCATATCTTCATGATGCTTTTGACTGGCAATAGTTACTACTCCATCGTTGGCTTCGTGCATAAAAGGGCTTTGTCCTTTTACAGTCACAATGTTAGTCCAAGGATGTTGTATCTTAATACGTTTAGCCTGCTTCATTACCCACGAACTAGGACCAATGTCACGCATTAACCTACTGAATGGCAAAAAGTATTGAGCATAATCCGCCACTTCAGCGCCGCCATATGGAGTGCTTAGGGTAACAGCACCTTTAACAGCACTAGGCATACTATTGGCCAAATGCAAACTGTATATGCCGCCTAGACTATGCGCAACAAACACTAGATCAGTATGCCCGTCTAGTGTTGACTGCATGTCTTTTAGGTTATTTTCAAATCCGTTGCGACTATCGTAGCTAAGATCTAGTCCATCGCCCAATTTGCTCTTGATATAGTTGAAGCTTTCGCTGGTGGCATTGGCACCGTGTATGTACACTAATTTCATGCCAGTATTTATTAGCTTAGAACCAGCCGGGGAACTCAGAGTCTAGGTTGATGGGATGCACTTCCCATCCGTCCCTACTCCAGCGTAGCAACATTAGTAATGTAGTGATCACTTGTATACTGCCTTAGCGCCTTCAATGTCGCCCATACGTGCTAGGCTTGCGGCAGCACGAGCTTGCCCGAATGCTTCGAGCATTGACCAGATTGAGTTTAAAATTGTTTTCATAGATAAGTTTCCTTTTGAGAATAGTGGTATTGTTTGATGTAGTTTTCCAACTGAGCGGCATCGGTAATGCCTTTGGTGCTTAGATACGCATCTAAGCTGTTTTGATAGCTAGATCCTGGAAACATTTCACCTAAACGTTCCATAATAGCTAACATTCGATCTGATATGTATTTCATTATGTTTTCCTGTGTGTTTGTAGCAACTAATGGTTTCTACTGAGTATTTATACATTGTATGCTGCGACCGCACAAAAAGCAAATGATTGACAACCATTTAGTGTTTAGTTATACTGTAACTCAATCGAGTTAAATACACGATAGGAAATAATTTATGAAACTTCGAACCAGATCGATTCTGCAAGAACTTAATGAAATTGCTGAAGTACGCAATACGGACAGCTTGGTCGAAAGCCGCGCCACCAACATCATTAATTCCGCTATTAATCTGTTGGAAAGCATACACAAGCACTATGATGCTGAAAGTGCTGACGAGCTAGAACGCCGGCTCATCAATGCTATCAAAGGGCAAGATCCTAGCAAATTTACCCGTGGTGTGCGAAGAATTGCAGAATCACGTAAAGCCAAAAGAAAACTAGAAGAATCCAATGACAATGAGTAATATATTCGAAGGCGGCAATGTGTTCAAAGATGCCGACAAAAAACCATTAACACAACGCATTGCAACCGGTGACGTTGAAGCCACAGTGGCCTATATTGAAAAAATCACAGGTCTAGACTTTACCAAAGAAAAAGATCTAGATGACAAGAAGCCTGTCAAATGGCTAGGTACTACTGGACGCAAAGAAGACCCAGATGGCACATTTGAGCGCAACAGTTCCGGAGATCTAGATCTGTCAGTGGATGCCAACGAAGTAAACAAAAAAGAATTTGCCGACAAGCTGATTGCACAATTTGGCAAAGAAAATGTAAAACTCAGCGGAGACAACGTACATTGGAAGACACCTATTAACGGTGATCCGAGTAATGGATTTGTACAGGCTGACTTTATGTTTTCAGCCAATACTAAATTCCAACAGGGTAGCATGATTGGTGGACAAGGTGAGTATCGTGGCGAGCATCGCCATATCCTATTGAGTTCGATTGCTCGTGCCCGTGGAATAAAGTACAGTCCCAAGCACGGAATACTAAATGCTACTACAGATGAATTATTGCCAAATGGCAACGACTGGAATCAGATTGCCAAAGTTCTGTTAGGACAAACCGCCACAGTTAAGGATATTAAATCAGTTGATGCAATTCTTAACTACATCAAGAAGTTGCCTAACTATGAAGAACTAATTGCAGGCGCTAGAGAAACACTAGGCAAGCAAGGTATTACCCTACCAGAAAACGTAATTTCGTTTGAAAGCGCCATGACAGGAACACCTGCCTGGTTTCGCAAAATGATGGAACGGGTTAAATGAGAGCATTTGAATTCCTAACCGAAGCTGAAGCTCCTGCCCCCAAGAAGGTGGGTCGTGAGTTTAATCACCTAGAAGATCTAGTGTTTGCAGAAGCTGACGGTGCTAATAAAGCAATTAAGATATTGAAAGATCTTGCCAGCCCTGAAACTAAGATTACCATCAAGTGGGACGGCAACCCTACAGTCTATTGGGGTCGTGAAGATGATGGCTCATTCCGTATGGTAGGCAAAAACAACTGGGGTCGTAAAGAAGGCAAAAGCAACAGTCCAGAAGAACTAGAAAAGTTTATCATGAGTCGCGGCAAAGGCGAAGACTGGCGTCCTAAGTTTGCCAGCGATATGGCAGCTCTGTGGCCCATATTTGAAGCAGCGACACCTGCAGACTTTCGTGGCTATGTCTACGGTGACATCTTGTTCCACCCTGGTAAAAAGCCCCTACTATCAGACATTGATCAAGGCCAAGGTAGCTGTAGCGGCACACAAGATGTTTGGTTACTTTGGAGACAAAAGTGGAGAGGACTTTGACAATCCTGAGCAGTTCTCAACCAACCCGGAATTGGCAGTATTTGGCTTGACCAGTGTTAGCTATAGACCTGCTGTGGAAGCAGACAATCTTGCAAAAATAGAAGCCTTGGCCAAATATCAATCAGCAATTGAAAAAATGTTGGCACCAGTTCCTGGAATGGGCTATTTGCAAACGGAAATTTACACCTTTGTTAATAATCAGTCAAAAGCTAAACAATTAGACAATATCAATACTGCCGCTTTTATGGCCTTTGTACAAAAGGCTCCTGCAAAAGCAGCCAAGATACAGGCACACAGTGAACAGCATCCAGGAGTAATGGACAAGATGTTTGAGCTAGTGCTTGAAATTATGGCGGCCAAAGACGAAGTGATTCGTGAGCTAGATGCAGCAGGTGGTGATATAGAGCAAAACACCAAAGGCAAACCCGGAGGTGAAGGATATGTTACAGGCGGTTCAAAACTAGTGCCACGCGATCGTTGGACTCCATTTAGAGCCGATTAACTGCTCAAAACTCCGGTTTTTTCCTTACCAACATAAATACTTACATAAGAATCAAGGTGGTTCTTATTATTGCCGGCCTCTGAGCGAGGTCATTGATTAAGGAGAATTTATCATGGCAGACATTTCAACAGTAGCACAAATTTATGACAACGCTGGTGCAGAAATCACAGCAGCTCGCGTAGGTGCAAACGCATTCAAATTCGTTGATCCAGCATCACAGTTCAGCACACGTAAACTACGTTTTGTTAAGATCGTCAACGGCGGTGACCTAACAGCAGGCGACTTCACTACCAACAAAGCAACCACTAACAGCAACTTGTCTAAGACAGTTCGCTGTGCTCAGAACTATGGTGAGATCTTTGTAATCGGTACACCATCAGCAACTGGTTTGATCGTTGGTTACGCAGACGACACACTAAACGATGGTTCAGCAGCAAGCCCATCAGCATCTGACGCATCTTATGGTAAGTTAGAAGCTGAGCTTGTGGCAGCACTTGGTGGTACACACACTGTAACCACAGTTGTTCCAACAGGTATCACATTCGCTTAATTTTAAATTAAGTTTATTCTCAGGGATGGGAAGCACTAAAGCGCCGCAAGGCGCTTTTTTGTTGGCTGAATTTCTGCAAGTTAAATACATACATTATGGCACGATACAAAATTATCACATTGATTGATATTACACGCAGTCACCCTACACGAGAAGAAACTGATAGAATCCTATTAGGACAGCAGGCTAATTTTAACAGTCTACTCCAGGCCATAGGTCTAAGATCTAACGTAGAATGGTTAAAAAATCCAACAAAGCACACTGGCGCACTGCCAGACAGTCTAGGCGGAAAAGCCACTCATTGGATTTGGGAATTCGAATGTGAGCGAGACGAAGTATTTTTATACAACAACGATCCTGTATTTCTGTTGGTGCAAGATCTCAATCGTGTTCCAGTGGTAACCAATTTAACCAACAGTGCGGACATTGAGCCAGCGGCCTTTCAAACGCAAGGCGCAAACATAAATACTTGGGTAACAATGATTTAGACAAAGAATGTTTTTAAGCATTTGTGATAAATACATTATCAAAGGCACAGTAGTAACCATTAGGCATTCAATTATAGACTAGGCACATGGCTCGGAGCGAGCACTTGACTTACAACATTGGAGATAGCCATAAATGGCCACAAAAGAAGCGGTAGCACAATTGGCTGCATTACCTGAGCGGGTAGCTGTAGTTGAAATCAAAGTTATTAACATTGAAGAAAAAATTGACGACCTCAAATTAGATGTCAAAGATATGCACGACTGTCTAGATAACACTCGTGATTTGCTAGATAAAAAACTGTGCGACATGGCAGATGCTTCTAACAATCAACATGCAGACCTGTATGCTAAAATTACTGAGTTAGAAAAAGTCAAAAGCAAATGGACAATGTATGCAATGTTAGGCCTAGCATTTGCTGCAGGTACTGGTTGGTTGAACTCAGTACATCTTCCACACTTACTCAAGTTCTTTGGTCTGTAAAATAAGAACACTTAAATAAAGGACCATAGGTCCTTTTTTTATGACAGATATTCAGCGACGGTTTGACCAGCTCGTTAGCAAAGAACTTGCCCGTAACATAATTCCTTTAAAAACAGATAAAGGTATCCTTGTAGGCTCAATATTGATAGTTAGCGAAGGTTCAGTTAAACATCTTTATAAAAATGAAGTGTGTTTATACAGTAACATAAGTCTTAATGCTGTAGCAATCAAAATGGCCAACGCTCTTACCAAGAATCAAGGCTCTGTGCAAGTAGATAAACTATATAGAGCTGATCAGGAATATGGAAAATGGTTTGTAGACAGTCGAAATCTGTTGTCCAAGTACCATTCTGCAATTAAAAACAAAGACTACGAAAGAGCCGATACGTTATGGGCCAAATACTACGAAAGCAGGGAACGAACTAATACAGCCAAATCTGCCGCTGTGAGTTTAACTTACTTCGTATAAATATACTATCAATCTGGACCTTTACAATTATGAGAACAACAGACCTTTTTACATTTAATAGATCAGCAAAAAGACTCAACGAATCGTTGGCTAAAACTTTTGGGCGCAAACTAAACTTAGAAACATTCAGTATTGAACAGCTGGAAGATGCACGTAATAAATTACGTACACAGATCTACACAGCTCGCAGCGGTTCTGGTTTCAACGAAACTGTGGAAAACGATGCCTTAACAAAGGCACAGTTTATGCACGATGCTATTGTTGCAGAACTAACAGAACGTGACGAACCTATTGTGGACAATACACAACTAGAAGGTCGCAGTCCAGAAGTTGAAGAATTTTTGACAAAAGTTGCACAATCCGGCGACGACGGTTTTGACATGCTCTACGATGCGCAAGCTGGCAAGTATGGCAAAGAGATCGAACAAGCTGTACAAGAAATGTACGACGATATCACTATCGATACCGGCTATCACGGCGACGATGACTTTGAACAGATTTATGATCGTATGTTAGACAACATTGAAGCTGATTATGGTGATCGTGGTTCAGACGACGAAGGTGGCGAAACTGATGACGGTTATGCACTGGCTTCAGCAGGCTTCGGTTCAGATGAAGATTACGAAAGCATAGAAATGGAACGTGTGAGAGATCCAGAAGATTGGGACGAAGGCAACACAGAGCCACCGAACAACTTTGCTGTTAGTATCAACGGCAAGCAGTGGAAGGTATTCAAAGGTCGTGGGAAGTATGCCGAAGATCAGCGTGAACAGGCTCACTATCAACAGCTAAAAGATTGGGCTGCTAAAAAATCAGCGGACACTGGCAAGAAATGGACAGTGTCTATTACTGGTGAGAACCCAACTGAAAGCATTCAGGCTGAAAAGTTTGATCCGCTAAAACATGTTAAGAATCCAACACAGGGTGAGAAAGATGCTGCCAAAGATGTCAAGCGTGGTAGCTACCCAGACCGTGCCGCATTATTAAAATCTGCTGAGAATGACGACAGATTAAAAGAATTAAGCACAAACACCTTGAAGTCATATCAAGACAAAGCTGGCAAAGATATTGTAAACACAATGACTTCCGGCGACTATATGACCACAGACAAGAGTCAAAAGAAAGTTATGAATCGCATGAAAGGCAGCGAAAGAGCTGACAATAAGATTGATAAAAACGAAAGCATAAACACAGGAGAAGATATGCGTAATCTAAGAGAAGGTGAGATCCAGCAAGCTTCTGCGATCGTCACAGCAAAGACAATGGTAGACAGAGTAGGTCGTTGGATCGAAGAACTTTCCGGTATGGAGAACGATACTCTATTACAGTTAGGCGACAGCATCCGTGATGAGATGAGTCAAGAGCAGGCCAAGGCATTTATTGAAGCAGTGGCACCAGCTATTCAACAGGCCCTAGAAACTTTAAAAACCACAAGAGACACACTGTCTAGTGGTGTACGCAGTTTAGCCAGTGGCGAACAACCTATGGATATGCTGGGTGCAGAACCAGGTGCAGAGATGGGTGCAGAAATGGGACCAGCTGAACCTGATATGATGAACCCAGCAGAACCAGATGACGAATTTGCTGCGGCTGAACCTGCAGTTGGCGGTGGCGAAGCTGCTGGTCGTGAACAGCGAGAAAGCATTCAACGCAGTGGCAATCTGTTAAGAGTGTTAGCAGGTTAATGAGACTTAGTGATCTAAAAGAGCACGACCAACAACTGGACGAGTTGCTGCCAGCAATCGGTGCCATTGGCGGAGCCCTAGCCAAGGGAGTGCAAACGGTAGGCAGTGCAGTTAAAACTGGAGCACAGGCCGTTGGCAGCACGTTGGCTAAAGGTGCTCAGGCAGTTGGTCAGGCTGCACAGGCCGGACTAGCAGGCGGAGCAATGGATCCTGCACAGGCCGCTGCCGCTGCCAAAGATCGACAAGACCAGAAAAAACAAGTACAAGATCAGATCAAACAGACACAGGC